GGCAAATTTAGAATCATCTCCAAAGGAGATGGTTTCCTTTATACTGCTTTGCAGCCATTACAAGGATTTATGCTAGATTGCTGGAAGAAGTGTTTTGCTTCGACAATGTTACATGATGATCTTACGGATTCTATTAAAAGAATTCATGCCAAGACCAAAGATTTACCCTTATGGTGTTCTGTTGATTATGAGGCAGCTACCGATTTATTACGCAAGGATGCGAGTCTGAAGGCCTTTTCGGGTCTCAGGGATTCTCCTTACTTTTATCTTGGCTATTCCTCACTGCTTAGTGGTATGGCTCACTACCCTGACGGTTCTTCCGTTCGCGTAGTTGAGGGTCAGTTAATGGGTCATCCGTTGTCCTTTCCGTTGCTTTGTCTAATTAACTTAGCAGTGTACTGGACAGCTCTTGACCGTTGGGTTGAAGATTCTACCCCTCGCGAGAAGGGTAAAATAGTTCGTCTCGCAAGAATTATGCGCTTTAACGTGCTTGTCAACGGCGATGATATGCTTTTTAAGTGTACCAAGACCTTTCATGATAAGTACTTTCTTCCCTGTTGCGTTGACGCCGGTTTTAAGATTAGTGTTGGAAAACACTATCTTTCTCCTTATTTCTGTATGATGAATTCTCAGACGTTTCTCGAACGAACCGTAAATGGTCGCTCAGAGATGTGTCGAAGAACTTATCTTTCTCAGAAGGTGATAACTGGTATCTCGCTTAAGGGTGGCGAATCTGATTCTACACCTCTTTTGGCCGCTCGCGACCTTAATAAGATGGTTAGACATCTGCCTTGGGCCGCTTGTTGCGTCCCACAGTGTTTGTCTAGGTTTCAGAATCGTTGTTTTGGCAAATATTTCCGGCCTTGCTGGTACTTGCCTTGCCACCTTGGTGGTTTTGGTTTGGATCCAGAGTTTGCGCCCGAAGATTGGTTTAAACATCTGTCTCGGGTGCAAAGACGAATGGCTTCACAATTTGCTTCAAGTCCTGAGCTACAGCTGTTTTCTCGGGAAGGATTTTCAATCCCTCTCGCGAAATTTGCTGGTGCGGTCTTGAAGCCAAGATTGGTTGTTGGAGAGTATGTTCCCCGTGATTCCGAAGAACTTTTTGATGATGACCCTTGGGTGGCTCGAATTGCTTATGCTTTCCGAGCTACTGGTCAGGTTCAAACAGGTAATTCCTGTTCGAATTATTGCCCAAAATTTGTGAAAACAGATTATAGGCTACATCCAATGTCCCTTCGGACTATTTGTGATTATTGGAATGCCCGATGTTTCATCACAAAGAAATCACCTTGCCCTCCACTCGCCCCGATCTTCCCTTTTAAAGGTCGATCTGATCGAATTTCTTTTCATTATTCTCGTCGCATCTGTCGCGAATTTGGCAACCTAACTCATTATGAGTATAAGGATATCATTGTTCGTGCTCCTAATGTGCCTATAGGCATTGACGAGTTTGATGAGCTGGTTAGAATGAGCAGGTAGATGGATAAGACCCGGACATGTCGTAAAACTGTTCATTGGGTTTCTGTCAGTAATAGTCCAAAACGTTGTCCCTATAGGGGCGTAAAGATTTACGTGCTAAATGTCACTTTGTGGCTAAAATGCCGAGAGACTACACGGAACTTCCGATCGGTTTATTCTGATTGGTTTGACAGAGATGAATAGTCCCGCTTATG